AGGACGCAAACGACTGAAGGAACGGGAGATTAAATTCACCCATTTCTTTAGGAGTAATCCCATGAACACACTTAACATGATCAAGAAGCAGATTGAAAAAGCATCTGCACTTCACGACGCACAAATTCATATGACATCCTATCGTGGTGTTCAGTATGAGTGCAAGCATGGTGAAGAGTCTGAGACTCACGGCACCTTCTGCTATCGTGGACACACTTACAACAAATGAACGGATAGAAGGGGTTGACACCCCTTCTTTTTTTGTATATAATAAAACACGTCTACGTCATCCCCATGGACAAGAAAGAACTTCAAGGAATCATAGTAAGATTGAAAGATCTAGTTGAAGAACTGGAATGCGAAGTTATGTCAGATCCTTCAGCATATATTTACGAACAAGAAAAATCTAATTTTCCTGAGTGGTGTGATGACGATGATGATGGATACTGCGACTAATTTTTATGCTAAAACCAATAATCAAGGATCTCAAAAAAACAATCAAAAAGGCATATGATTCACCTCTTCTTTATACAAACGAAGAGGTTGTTTATATGAAAAAACAACTGAGGCAGTATGAAAATCTGCATCGCATTAATGTTCTCTCACAATCGAGAGGATTTGGAAACGAACTAGAAAAACTTTCACAACAATATGAAAACAAACTCAGTCAAACTAGTGTCAGTGACTCCCGAAGCGGAGCAGACGATGGGGTATGTAGCGAGAGTGAGCAACCCGAACAATCAGGCGAATCCGAATGTAGCGGGTCTACTGAAGTATTGCATCAAACATAATCACTGGTCAGTTTTTGAACAGAGTTTTATGACTCTGGAAATTGAGACTACCCGTGCTATCGCGGCTCAAATTTTACGTCACCGTTCTTTCACATATCAAGAATTTTCACAACGGTACGCTGATTCATCTCTGCTCGGTTTCGATAAGATTCCTCTCCCAGAACTACGTCGTCAAGATACAAAGAATCGTCAGAACTCAATCGATGACCTAGATCCATTTGATGTTCAGAATATGGAACTTCAGATGCAAACTTTGTTTGATTCTTCTCTGGCACTATACCAACAAATGTTGGGACGTGGTGTGGCAAAAGAGTGTGCTCGCATGGTGCTTCCTCTCTGTACACCAACCAGAATCTACATGACAGGTTCATGCAGATCATGGATTCATTATATTAATCTGAGGTCTGCAAATGGTACTCAGAAGGAGCATATGGACATTGCAGAGGCTTGTAGGGAAGTATTCTGTGAACAGTTTCCGATTGTGGCAGAAGCACTTGAATGGATCGAATCTAAATAATTATTGGTGAGGAGAATTTATGGCAACCTATCCTGTTATTAATAAACTGACGGGGGAACAAAAAGAAGTAAAACTTTCTGTTCATGAGTGGGATCAATGGAAACTAGACAACCCAGATTGGGATCGAGATTGGTCTGATCCATCCACCTGTCCAGGTTCAGGTGAAGTCGGGGATTGGCAAGACTCTCTTCGCAAAAAAGCTCCAGGATGGAACGATGTTCTCCGTAAAGCGCAAGGTGCGCCTGGTTCCAAAGTCAAAACCCTTTAGTAAAACTTGTTTTTATGCCACGTTCAAGGAAGAAAGATACGCCTGACATCAATGCTATGACTTCTAAGCAGATGAGACGTAAAAAACCAATTAATCTCGACATGCTTGTCGATATTAAACCTCTCACAGAGAATCAAGAAGTTTTGTTTGACTCCTATAAAAAAGGTCAAAACTTATTTGCATATGGCGCTGCTGGAACAGGTAAAACTTTCATTACGTTATACAATTGCTTGTATGACGTTTTAGATGAAACTACACCATATGAAAAGATTTACATTATTCGTTCTTTAGTTCCCACTAGAGAAATTGGATTTCTTCCTGGAGACCATGAAGATAAATCTTCTCTTTACCAGATTCCATACAAGAATATGGTAAAATACATGTTTGAAATGCCTGATGATGCAACTTTTGAGATGCTTTATGGTAATCTCAAAACTCAAGAAACTATTAGTTTCTGGAGCACCTCATTCATTCGTGGTACTACATTTGACAACGCTATTCTACTCGTTGATGAATGCCAAAACCTAAATTTCCATGAACTAGATTCTATCATCACCCGTGTTGGTGAAAATTCTAAGATCATGTTCTGTGGTGATGCAGTTCAGACTGATCTCATCAAAACTCATGAAAGAAATGGTATTTTAGATTTCATGAAGATCTTAGAGGTAATGGAAGAGTTTACTTCTATTGAATTTGGTATTCAGGACATTGTACGTTCTGGACTTGTTAAAAGTTACATTGCTAATAAAATCCAACTTGGTTTATGACTTTCACCCATATTGATGTTGACCTTCAAGAACTAAATAGAATTCAGGATGGTCAATTACGTTTTTATGTAACTCCAGTAGGTAATAGATATCCGTTAATCACCACAGTAACCTCCCACAAAAATCGCCAGATCTTTGTTGACTGGCGTAAACGAGTGGGCGAAGAGGCTGCTAATAGAAAAACAAATAGATCTACTAAAAGAGGGACTGCCACACACTTACTGATTGAGCATCATCTAAAAAATATGCCAATCCCGAAAGCAGACCCTCTTCCCACGTATCTATTCAAGCAAGCGATTCCTACTCTAAATCGTATAAATAATATCCACGTTCTTGAAGGTACTCTTTATAGTGACCATCTATGTCTGGCAGGACAGGTTGACTGTATTGCAGAATTTGATGGAGAACTAGCAGTCATTGACTTCAAGACTGCAGAAAAAGAAAAACCTGAGAACTGGATTGAGCACTATTTTGTGCAATGTATGGCATATGGTATGATGTACTTTGAACGTACTGGTCATGCCATCAAGAAAATTGTTATTCTCATGACCTGCGAAAATGGTGATGTCGTGGTCTATGAGAAGAGAAACAAACTTGATTACATGAAATTACTGAAAGAGTATATTACCGACTACCTAGACTTCCATAATGGCAAATGACAAAGACATAAACGAATTATTTGAAGAAAAATTTATGACCCAAGCGAAATTTAGTAAAGACATTGAAGAACTGGTATTAGAAGAACCAGATCTTAATTATATTGATGCAGTAGTGCATTATTGTGAAGAGAATGAGATTGATATTGAGAAAGTATCTAAACTTATTTCAAAGCCTCTGAAAGAGAAACTCAAATATGAGGCAATCCAACTAAACTTTTTGAAGCGAACTACTAAGGCTAAACTTCCATTATGAAAATGACTGGTTTTGAATGTTACAAGACTTATTTGGCATTGAAAAATCACTTTACTAGTGAATCATATGACTATTTTAAGTATCAAGGGAAGACATCTGCAAAAGAAGATACATTCAAAACCAGACGTGATAGGTATTTCTTTGAATCTATGTCTAGAAAGAGGACAGATCAAGAAATCATAGAATATTTTCTTTCAAATTTCGTTTATAGCACAGATCCAAAAAAACTGTGGATTAGAGAAATTATCCGTAACGGAGAGGGAAACTTTCTTTCTTGGAAAAAGAGAAGGGAGAGTATGACCTATTCATTTACAAATGACCTAGATCTTATTTTAGAAGATGATCTGGATAAGGCGATAAAATCTACAGGATCACAACATTCACCACTGCTTAGAAAGCATCTGGCAGGCAAAGTATCATTAGAGACGCTGATTATTCTGGATAAAATTCTGAATTTCAAAAAAGATTATGATAAGGTTTTGGTTGACCCGATATGGATGACAGTTTCTAAGAAAATGTCAAAGTATGAACCATTTGTCTCTGTTGATGTTTCAAAATACGTAAACATAGTCAGGAGAAAAGTAGCATGAGTTTTTTTGACTCAGAAATAGTACGTGCTGAAACAGCACAAATTCAACAAATACAAGAAGAAATTATGTCTTGTTCGATGCGTTATCAACTGATGACCTCGGACCAGAAACTTGAATTAATTGCAAAGATGGAGGAACTACTTGACAAGCAGAGGGTACTCCATGCTAGAATCAAACTGTCTGAAGACTCAGAGGCAAAGGAGATGCTCAGTAAGATGAGACAGACCGCTTATGCCTTGGGAATCCCAAAAGACACCACGATTGATGATTTGTTCGTCCAAATGGAAGGCATCCTCAGTCAGATGAAAAGCAACCTACAACGCGCTGCTTGACATCACCTAAATACTATGCTACGATCATCCAGTAGCAAACCAAAACATCCACTACATCCAAAACATCCAATGTCATTCGCTGATCTCAAGAAAAACAACAAGTCCATCTTCCAGAAACTCTCCAACGAACTGGAGAAAACCTCTGGTTCCAGCAACGGTGATGACCGTCTCTGGAAACCGCAACTGGACAAGTCTGGTAACGGTTACGCTGTAATTCGTTTCCTCCCCGCCCCTGATGGTGAATCTCTCCCTTGGGCAAAACTGTACTCCCACTCCTTCCAAGGTCCTGGTGGTTGGTACATTGAAAACTCTCTGACCACTCTTGGTCAGCAAGATCCTCTGTCGCAGTATAACAGCGAACTGTGGAACAGTGGTTCTGATGCAAACAAGGAGATCGCTCGTAAGCAGAAGCGTAAACTCTCCTACTACAGCAACATTTATGTTGTTAAGGATCCTGCCAATCCTGCAAACGAAGGTAAAGTCTTCCTGTTCCGTTATGGTAAGAAGATCTTTGATAAGATCACTGAAGCAATGGAACCTCAGTTTGAAGATGAGTCCCCTGTGAATCCTTTCGATATGTGGGAAGGTGCTGACTTCAAACTGAAGATCTGTAAGGTCGCTGGTTACTGGAACTACGACAAATCCGAGTTTGCTCGCCCTACTCCTCTACTTGGTGGAGACGATGATGAACTGGAAGCACTCTGGAAGACTGAGTATTCTCTGGAAGAACTGGTTGCTCCTGACAAGTTCAAGACTTTTGAGCAACTGGAAGCACGTATGAAACTGGTTCTGGGTCAAGGTCGCTCGAAGCAGATCGATGAGGAAGTGACCGATGAGGAAGAGTATGCTGCACCTGCAGAACCTTCCTACACTCCTAAGTTCTCCAAGCGTGAGTCTCAGGCAAGTGCAGATTTCAATGCACCTGACATCACTCCTAGTTCTTCTTTCCAAGACGACGAGGATGCTGATCTCTCCTATTTCGCCCGCCTTGCTGATGCATAAATAGTTGTGTCGCTCTTTCGTGCGCGACACTCTACGAATAGGAATATCGCTAACGATGAGGGGTTGACCACCCCTCTTTTTTTATTAATAATACTTTCTAACTAGGTCAATTGCAGTCTTCTTAGTTACGTCGTCTTCTAGATCTGAATTAGATTCGTAACTTGTGATTCTTTCAAAATCAGCAATAATTGCACCAACATAATCTGGATGTAAAAGTTCAATAGTTCTTTTCTCATCATTCAATCTTTCTTCATACTCCCAATTAGATACTGAGTATGCGTCATTACCAAAAGTCAAAGTTCTCTTTACAGTTGGTTCTGCAGAATACAAATATTCATGCTGCCATCCAGGAGTTACAATAATACCCTGTCTCATCACAATATTTCCAGCAGAATCAAATCTTTTATATGTTTCATAATGATGCACCCCATCAGGATCAGGATACTTACTGTAAACTGATTGTTCTAAAGTTTCTGTATCCAATGGCCATTGCTCATATGGATCTATAATGTCATTTACAAGTAGAACAATCCAGTATAAATCCGAGTCACCATAAATGTCATATGCAACTCTTTCTGGACTAGAATCTAAAGGGATTTGATATTTGTAGAATTGAAATGCTAACCTCTTTACATCATCTCTAAGTTTATATCTCCTAAAGATGTTTTTTACTTTTTGATACTCTCCAAAACCTGATTTTTTGATTTTGGATGCGTATAGTAAATCTGGTAATTGATCGAAGTATGCCATTAGTATCCTGCTCCACCGCCTGAGGTTGTGTCGATAACATCTTCTCTGTAGATATGTCTGATTTCTTTGAAATTAAGAGTAAGAACTGTTGCTACAGGAGAACCATTTTGAAGAGTTGAATACCCTCCATTTGGAGTGTAGTTTACAGATAAACTCTCTAAGACACACTCTTTGAACTTATTTAGAAACTCATTTTCTTTAGACCCAGACATGTATGCAATTTTGAACATGTATGGGTAGGTAACAAATCTACTAGAGACCCCATTACCTGCACTAGCACCATTACTTCCTGGATGAAGTCCAACCTTGAACATCGTTACGATATCTTTGATGTCCGTAGTTTCTTTTTCATTTCTTGGTGCCATGGTGATAGTGTATGACATTGTTCTATGTCCACCATGTCCACCCCAAAATACTTCAACGGTGCTGTTGATACCTAATCCTTGTGACAATCCAAGAATAGATTGTGCATCTAGACGTTCAGTGCCTGGAGCGAATTGACTAACACCTTTAGCAATTTGTGCAGCAGCGAAGGTACTTTCGGATCCCTTTAGAGCTCCTTGGAGATATTTACCAACAGATCCTTTTGCAGCAGCTCCACCTCTAATCGCCATGCCAGCAGCATTTAGAAGGTATCTTCCATTTGGAGATAATGTTGCCTCACCCCATCTCTGAGAGTAAGTCGTGCTTATATTGCCAGGCATATAAGAATAAAAAGTTTTTAGTTTATTCTTAGGTGAACCTTCACTAAAGTTTACACTAAGTGAAGGTTCATATTCAAATACTTCAATTTTCAAATAATCAGTTGTATCCTCAAATAGATCATTTGGATATTTCAAAATAGGACTACTACCCAAGTTCTTTAGAAAATCTTTTCCTGGATCATTCTTCTCGATCTTGGGTGCTGGTTTTGGTGTAGTTTGACTTGATCCACCTCCACCACCTCCACCACCTGGAGGATTAACTCTAGCTTCGGGTTCCTTTGGTTTCTGTTGCGCCTGTCCTTTACCCGAACCAGAGGGATCTCCACCAGGACCATAAAATTCGCCAGTG